TTGGACACCGATGTCTTATCCAACTAAGGACTTGCTACTATTCGAGGAATTGAACGCTGATAAAATGGCAATCATTGACGCGTATGGAATGAACGTAAACCTATTCTCAAATGAGAAAGGATCGACCTTTAGCAACGTAAAAGATAGTGTTCGTATGGTATATACCGATACAATCATTCCTGAAACGCAACAGATGTACGATACTATTGCGCATCAATTAGGATTAAAAGATCAGGGTTATTCGATTAAAGCGGATTTCTCGCACTTGCCGGTACTTCAGGATGATGAACAACAGAAAGCACAGGCAATGAACACACGCGCAGATGCTGTTAACAAGATCATTCAGGCTGGTGTTGACTTAACAGATGATGAAAAGAGATTATTACTTGAAATATGAAAGATTATAACATATACAGAACCAAAGCGGCATCTGATATAAAGGATGTTGATACGGCAAATCGTCAAGTTGCAGTGTACTTATCTAAGTTCGATAACATAGATTCGGACAATGACATGATAAAACGCGGTGCATTCGCTAAATCAATCCAAGAAAGAGGTGTTGATTCGACATCTAACCGTAAAATTGCCTTTCTACGTCACCATGACTGGGAACAACAGATAGGTAAATGGTTGAGCCTACAAGAGGATGATAAAGGACTGTTCGCGGTGGGTGAATTAGGTCGATCATCTAAGGGCGAAGACGCTTGGTTAGACTATGAGGATGGTATTATACGTGAGCATTCAATTGGATTCCAATACATGGGCGATAAAATCAAATGGATGGATGATTCATCAATGGAAAAAGGCGGTTATTGGATGGTTTCAGAGGTGAAACTGTACGAAGGATCGGCTGTAACGTTTGGTGCTAACGAATTGACTGAGGTTGTTGACGTGATTAAGTCTGAAAACCGCATTGAATATGTTGATAAGATCGCAAAAGAGGTTGAGGCATTGATCAAAGGACTAACAAACGGCAAAGGAACGGATGAACGCCTTTACGAAATGGAAATGAAATTAAAATTTTTAAACGCTAAGTTGCTTACACTTGCTAAACACGAACCGCTTGACTTAAAGCATTCGGTAGTTAGTGAGCCGGTAAAGGTAATCGAGGCGTTTGATTGGAATAAAGTAGTAAATAATTTAAAGTAAACAAACAAAATGGAAAATTTAACTCCTGAGCAAGTTGTTGAAAAGATCAACGGCTTACTTGATGAAAAATTAGGAACAACCGCTACAAAAAGCGAGGTTGAAAGCCTAAAAACAGACTTGGAAGGCTTCAAATCACTTGAAGTTAAGAACCAAGAAATTGAAAAAGCAATCGCAAGAATGGAAGGTCGATTGGAAGCAATGGCTGAGAAAGCTGTTGAGCCGCGTTTCGTACCTAAAAGTGTTGCTGATGCAATCGTAAACGCTTATGTATCTAACATCGAAGCAATTAAAGATACTGCCGAGAAAGGTGGAATGCTTTCTTTAGACGTTAAAAGCACTACAATCAACGCTGATTATATCGGAGATGTTGCATTGTCTACATTGGAGCCGGGTGTTGATAACATCGCTCGACCAGTTATCAAAGTTCGTAACGTAGTTAATACGGGTACAACTTCATCTAAGTATGTTGTTTACATTTCGCAAACAGCTAACACATCAGCATCATGGGTAACTGAAGGTGCAACAAAACCAACTTCAAATCCGAGTTATAAAGAGGTATCTGTTGAGGTTAAGAAAGTAGCATCAACTGTTAAGGTATCAAAAGAAATGTTGGCTGACCTTGCTTTCGTTCGTTCAGAAATCAATGCTGACCTTATGGCTGGACTTGATCAAGCCTTCGAAGATGCGCTAATCAATGGTGCGGGTGGTACTTCATTGAATGGATTACTTACATTCGCTCAACCGTTTGCAGCGGGTACTTTCGCGGGAACTATTCCGGCGGCTAATGTATCTGATGTTATTCGTGTTGCTAAAGCACAAATTCAAGGTGCTAACTTTGAGCCTACTCACGTATTGTTGCACCCAGAGGATGCGGCTAAAATTGAGTTGACAAAAGCAACTGATGGTGGTTACACTTACCCAGCGTTTTGGGATCGTAACATGATGTTGGCTGGATTGATCGTTGTTACTTCAACTAACATCGCTCCTGACACGTTCTTAGTTGGTGATATGAGCAAATCAAACGTTCGTATCCGTGAGAACATGAACCTTCAGGTTGGTTATGTTAATGACGATTTCCAACGTAACATGGTTACTATCTTAGCTGAAATGAGAGCAGCACATTATGTTAAGGCTAATCAAGTTGATGCGTTTGTAACGGGTGATTTCACAACTGCAATCGCAGCGTTAGATTCAGGTATATAAATTTCTAAGGGGGTGAGATAAACTTGCCCCCACTTTTATTTGCACTATGGAAAAAAAGAAAAGACGTAAAAAAATAGACGTATCGCTCGACACGAAAAACGTTGACGTAACATTCATACGTGAGGAAGATGGGGACATCGAAATAACTTTGGACACGCCGAAAGTAGATGCTAAATTCATTAAGAATGAGGAAGGCTTTTCACTTGACATTGACGTTAACGACAAAGATTATTACGAGTTCGAAAGCAACGGTAAAAACAAGCACTTGCCAAAAGGCACTATTTGGAAAATAACCGGCGCAATGCTTAAACACTTCCTTAAAAACAAGTTCGGTAAACTCAAAAAATAAGTAACAAATGCTTTTAGATTTAGACGATTTCACGGGTAAATATGAGTTGCATACAGGAATGTATGACCAAGCCAAATTGTTGGAGTATATTCAGATATATGAAGAACAGTATTTGATCGACTTGTTCGGTGCGACTTTGTATGATGAATTCATCAATGACTTGGATAATAACAACTATCCTGAATCGCCTAACTTCCAAAACGTATTTGATCCTTTTCATTTGGACAACACTTCAAACGGCTTTCTAACATCGTACAACACGTATAACAGTGTGATAATATCAAAGGGCATTTTAGATATGCTCAAAGGCTTTATTTACTTTGAATACGTGAAAGATACGGCTAACCAAATCACATCGCAAGGGCAAAAGATACCACAAGGGGAAAACAGCCTAACTGCTACTACTTTGTACAACATGATGTACACGCGATATTGGGAGGCATTAAAGACGTATAGAGCGATTCAATGGTACATTTACCGTAACCAAGATTTACCAATTGGTTCTGTACTTGAATTACAGATAATGAATTCAGGATCGAATTATCCGGGTGATGATATGGCTCCGGCATTAGGTGGAACAGGAACGGGGTTGATCATAGGTTATAAAGTTATCGCTGGTTTGGTAGATGAAGTTGAAGTAATTGAAGGTGGTATTAATTACCTTGCAAATGATGTTGTTGAAATCCCTAACGGTGATCCAAACGCAATCATTAGAGTTGTAAGCGTAACGAAAGGTGACTTTACAAAGTGGAATGGTGTGGCTAAACAAATGGCATACTGGTTATGATAAACGAAATTACATTCGAGGTTAATGAATTGGTTGATCAAATCGATACTTCCATTGTCGGAACATATGACAGTGAGACGTTGCAATTTGTATCATGCAATACTAAATGGGCGCGTATAGGCAAGAATGTAACAGATGCTGATGAGAATAAGTACACAATTACCGAAATCTCGACAGATGAATACGTTACTTTATCGCCAATTGGACATGAGAATGAGCCTACAAATGTGATTTATCTAAGCAATCCATTTTGGATTACAGGCACAAAGTTAGCGACCAATAGCGAATGGAGTAAAGCGGAAAAAAACCTAATGAAGAAAACTCCATTAATTTGGTTGTTGGAGGTTATCCGGTTAAGACGATTCGGTCGTGACAGTGTAATTGAATTTGAAAGCGATCTAAGGATGTTTTTTTTAGATGAGACGAATGTAGCGCAGTATTACACGGCAGATCACCGCGAGAATGTAGTTTATCCAATGGAAAGGTTATGTGATGAGTTTATCAAAGTAGTGGAGGCTAACCGAAATTATCAGACAATTGAAAATTACGACATTATTA